AGGCGGCACTTGCGGGCAATGTGCCCGATCAGCTCGGCATTACGGGGCGCACCGGCGCGGGCGCCGTCGAGATCAACCACGTGCAGATTGCGCGCGCCCGCATCGGCAAAGGCGCGGGCCAACATGGCTTCGAATTCGTCCTCGGGCATACGGATATAGCCCGCATCGAGTTTGGGCGGGGTCATTTGGGCTCCTTGTTCAAGTTGCTTCAGCCTATTTTTGCGCCCCAGAAGGACGTGTGGTCAGCTGCGAAATAACCATCGGCCACGCGGAAATACCCCTGCAGTTCGACCGTATCTCCGGCGCTGAGCGGCACCATGGTCTGCAGCCAGAGCGTGGTGGCAAGCGAGACGTGGGCACCGGCAATCTCGCCAAACGCCCCCCTGATCTCGGTTGCGCCATTCAGCACCAAGCGGCCGCGCATTCGGGCCGAAGTGCTTGCATTGACCTTGTAGAGCAGTGTTGCGCCGAAGAGGTAGGTTCCGGCAACCGGTGCGGTGAACAGATTTGTGGCCGCATCGAACGCCCCCTGGTCATTTGTCTCAATCGTGTTGATGCCGATCTTCGTCCAGCTGGTCAGGCCGACATAATTGTCGTAATTCGTATAGGCCTTGAAACGCGGGCGTCGGGGCTCGTCAAGGATGCCGGTAGCGCGATCGACAGCGATCGCATCAAACCAGGCCGCTCCGTCCGGGCTGACTTTCAGGGTGATGTCATCGGAGCTGACCAAACCGAGTTCGGCCCGGGCGGAAAATCCCGACTGGAACAGGAACGACAGGACACCCGCGGCATCTTCCTTGTTGAGCGTGTAGCGCAGATCACCGTTACCCCCTTCGGCCGTTGTCAACGCGGTCCAGAGTGCCGCGTTCAGCTTGGCCGCGAATGGGTTGGCGGCATCGGCGGTGGTCCCGAGACCAAGCCGGGTCAGGTTCTGCAGCGCATCCGGTGTCACACCGATCCAGGTTGTCCCTTTGAGGACGAGAAGCAATCCTTCGTCCTCGATCCAGAGCCGCCAGCCAGTTTGAGGAGGCAGGCGCATCCATGCCCCATCGGAAAACAGCACGAGATCGCGATCCCAACCGGCCCAGGCACCAGTTGCCCCAGCGGCGACAAGATAACGATCACCTTCGGCTGGGCTGGGCGGTGGTAATGCAAGATCCCGGTCCAGAACCGAAAGCTGTACCAGTCCGTCCAGTTGGGACAGCGCCTCGTTTACGGTCACATGCTTCTGGGCCTGAGCGGCGGCGAGATAGGGCAGGGACAGGTTTGGCGTATTGGTCATAGGCTTTCCTTGATGGTGAGGATTTTGAGGTGTGGCACACCCCGACCGAGTGCGCCGATCTGGTAAAGACGGATCGACAGGCTGTTGACTGGCCCGCCGAAATCGGCTGCCTGCATGGCGGCGGTGTAGATGAAGGTTGGCGTGCTCAGACCGATATTGGTGCGCGCAACGGTTCCGCCATTCATAATGTCCAGATCATAGGTCTCGGAGGCTTCCGACATCGGCACATAGGTCAGCACCCAGCTGTCGGCCGCAAGTGAGCGATCCCGCCGGATCCAGCGCAAGGTCAGATCGCCATTCGCCAGCTTTCGCATCCGCGCCTGCACCGGAGAAAACGGCATAAGACCCCTCCCGTTCGGGGTAAAACTGCGTGCCTGCATGATGGCATCGGACGGGGCCGAGCTGGCCGGACCGATGCGCCAGTTCCATGGCAGACCGAGATCGCCAAGCGCTAGCGAAAGCGGTTGCAGGGCCCCGTCGAGCAGAGCGATCTTTGCTCCGGTCAGCGTCGGTGCTCCCATTGCAGCTTCGGTCCCGCGCTGGCCGCGCAGCAACCGCGTCAGGCGGTAACGCCCGGCCGAGACCAGCGTGGCAACCCCGAACTGGATCACCTCCCAGAACCCGACCGCGCTATCGAGCGCCAGCGTGTTGGCGCCGGTCGCGCCGGCGAGCAACTCCAAGTCAGTGACAGAGGTGAGTGTGCCCGAGGACAGGTCCACCAGCAGTTCATTGCCATGATCGAACCGCGATGTCGGGCCAGCAGGTAGATCGGCTGCCAGCACCCCCATATGTGCGGGCTGCGGCACAGTATCGAGGAGTACAAAACCCGATGTGCTGGCGCTCTTCCAGACGGCGGCGGTGCCATACCACGGCTTGGCAAATACCGCCGCATAGGGCCGATGGGCAGGCACCGCATCGCTCAACTGCGGCAGGTCCATCAGCACGACATCAGCCGGGCCATAAATGGTGGCGTCGAGCAGGGTCACAGACCGATATTGTCCGGGTGGCAGGTCGTAAATTGCGGCGTCGGTGCGGATTGCCTCGATGGATCGCGCGCCGGCATCACCAATGCGGGTGATGCGATAATCAATCAGCCGCCCGTCATTATCCAGACTGACCACATCGCCGGGATCAAGCAACAGGCGCGAGGGTGGCAGCTTGGCGGTCAAGGTCTCGCGCCCGATCCAGGCTTCCATTAGGGCGCGGCGGCAGCGCCGGTCGGCCTCTTCCAGAGATACGGCCAGCGGGAAGCTTTCCGAGGCCACGCGGTCGGCTTGCACCGTGACACGACGTGCCTCGACCGTGGCGGCATCATATTCCTCGTCGGGGCGGACCAACTGCCATTTGAGCGCTTGCGGCAGTTCGGTTTCCTGCCCGCGGGTCAGTTCCATGACGTCGCCTTGTGTAGCGACCATATCGTCGGGTTTTGATTGTGGCGATCGCCCGTTGCCCGCGCGTCACAAACCGGATCACGCCACCGCTTTCCACCGCATCAAGCCCGAAATGTCGCGCCAGCACCGAGATTGAAGCTCGCGGGCTTTCCAGGGCGGAAATCACAAAGCCCGGCACGGTATCGGAAAGCGCGCTCACATCTATCAGCACATCATCCAGCTCGGCGCGGCGACAAAGCTCCCGCACCAGCGCACCAAGTCCAACAGCCCCGAGCCGCCCGTTCAGCCAATGCCCCAGCCGCCAATTCGGCGCATCGGCCCAGACATCCTCGCGGACGGGAAAGTCGGGATAGGGCCGTGCGTCCCATGTCCAGACCGCGGCCTCATCCATATTGATCATCGGAGCCGCGTAAACGCTGCTGTTCGGGTTGTTGGCCGGATTACCCCAATAGCCCAGCATTGCTTCAACGTAACGCCGCTGGATGGCCTCATCTTGCCAGCTTCGCGAAAAGTATGGCAGGGCGCTTTCAGCTGACTTCGGGTCATAAAAGACATTGGGCTGGTTAGTGCCCCGATCAACCGCCGGGCAGCCGAGTTCGGTAAAGCGGATGGGTTTGGATTGCGGGACCCAGCCGGTGGGGGTTGCGCTTTCCACTCCGCCCGGGCGGTCATAATGCGCATTGCTCCACCACGCGCGGATATCCTTGGGGCGAAACACCCAGGGCTTGTTGTAGGCCCCGTCGGTGATCGGTGTGCGGATCTGGGCGGTGCGATCGGCGTCCGAGGCATAATACCAGTCAAAGCCTTCACCGCCTTCGATATTGCTGCGCAGATAATCGAGATCACGGATTGAAGCCCAGCCTGCTTGGACATCCGCGTGGTCAAACCCGTCCCGCCAGTCCGACAGCGGCAGGTAATTGTCGATGCCGATGAAATCGATATTCGGATCGGTCCAGAGCGGGTCTAGGTGATAGAACAGATCACCGGAGCCATCCGTTGGCTGGTGCCCGAAATACTCCGACCAGTCGGCGGCGTAGCTGATGGCGGTGCTGGCACCGGGAATGCCCGCAACATCCCCGGCCAGTTGCCTCAAGGCCGCCACCACCGGATAGGTGCTTGCCCCATCGCGGATTGTCGTCAGGCCGCGCAGTTCCGAGCCGATCAAAAAAGTGTCCACCCCGCCCGCCGCCGCGCAGAGATGGGCATAGTGCAGGATCATCCGCCGGTAGCCCCAATCAGAACCTCCGGTCCACGAAACGGTCTCGCCGCTGACCGCGAAGTCGGACGCCTGTGCATTGCCCATAAATGCGGAAACCTGCTCCGCAGCGCTGGCGGTCTTGTCCACCGTTCCTGCATAGCCAGCCGCCGGAGAACAGGTGATCCGCCCGCGCCAGGGGTAAGGGGGTTGGCCGGTTGTGGCCGCATTGTCGGAATACGGATCGGGCAGTGTGTTCCCTGCAGGGATGTCCATTAGCAAAAACGGATAAAACGTGATCCGCAATCCACGCGCCTTAATCTCCCTGATTGCCTGCACGACGGCCAAGTCGGCCGGTGTGCCGCCATAGGCGCTGCGACCGGTTGTCTCAAGGCTGATCACATGGGCATTCGTGCGCGTGATGCCGTTCACTGTCCATGTTTTCGGGGTGGTTATTTTGGTGGTGTTCTCGACCCCGGGCAGGATCTGGCAATCTCCGGCGCGCAGGTCCGTGCCAAACCAGCTGACCACCAGCGAGAGGCTCTCGATGTTCGGAGCTGCCGCTTGCAGTTGGTCGAGCGAGGCGATGATATCTGGCGCGGCGTTGGCATTATGTATGTTCTCGGACGCCGTGTTGCCGCCCGATCCACGCGAGATAGGCTCGGTCGCATAGACGAACTCGCCGGTGCCCGGGATCAGGGTGACGGCGCGGATCAACCCCTCGGCGGTGTCGGGCTCGATGACGGGGCGAAACACCTCGAAGGACAGCTGCGGGATGCGATTGCCGAATTGTTCCAGCGGCAGTTCCTCGAACATCACATAAGCTGTGCCGCGATAGGCGGGCGCATTGCCCGTGCCCATCTTCGCTTCGATGAACGGGTCCGGTTGTTGGGTCTCCTCGCCCGTATAAAGCCGCCAGGTTGCGCCGGAGAGATCAAGCGGTTTGCCATCGGCCCAGATGCGCCCGATGCCGGAAATCGGGCCTTCGCATAGCGCCACGGCGAAGGACGCGGAATAGAGATAGGCGGTCGTGGTAACCGTGGGCCCACCGCCTTTGCCTCCTCCTTGCGTGGTGGTGTTGACGGTCTCCGTGAAATCCGTCGCCCAGATGATATTGCCGCCGATGCGCATCCGGCCGTAAACGCGCGGGATGATGGCACCCTCGCTCGAGGTGGTGATTTGCAGGTTTTCCAGCCGCTGGCCCTCGATGCGCTGCCCGGGAGCCAATGAGGAAACAATCCAGCTGTCGATCATCGACCCCGCAAACGAGCCGATCGCGCCGCCAATGGTGGCGGCCGACACGCCGAGGACAGCTCCGCCGATGCTGCCGCCGATCGCGGCGCCGGCCGAGGCCAGAAGAATGGATGCCATGAATTACCTCACAGGAAAACGAAAAGCGAAGACGATCCGGCGCTGCCAGGCAGGCGTCAGATTCTCCTCGATTACGCCCGTGCGCTCATAGGCGTGAACGAAACGCCCACCTCCGGACAGAATCCCCACATGTTTGGCTATCGCGCCCGATCGCATATGAAACAGGATGACGTCGCCGGTTCGAGCCTCCGCAACGTCCAACTCCTGCATTGCGGCCCGTGCGGCTTTGGCCAACACCTCGACAGGTCCGACTTCACCCCAGTCGCGAGAATACGGGGGCACAGACAGAGGTTCGGGTCCAACCACATCGCGCCAGACGCCGCGCAGCAGGCCGAGGCAGTCACACCCGACACCGCACACGCTGGCCTGATCGTGGTAAGGCGTGCCGATCCAGCGACGGGTAGCTTTGACAATATGTGCTGGAGTGGTCTGACTATGGCTCATAGCACCGTCCCCGCATTGGCATCGCCCTTGGCTGCGTAGCGAATAATGGTGTCCTGCCCCGGGATGTGCGGAAAGCCGCGGAAATTGGCTGCGTTGGCAAACTTGGCCTGACAAGTCTCGAACCGCTTGTCGCACCCGGCAAAGATGTCGAAGGTGTTTCCGACTTTGATCGAACGCACAGGGGTCTCAAGCAAAGTGATGATCACGTCCGCGCCCACACTGACATGGCTCAACACCTCGGCCCTGTGTCCGGTATTGGCACCAGAGAGCCAGTGCAGCGTGCCAAGCGCAAAACAGCCCTCGGCAAAGCCCGAAAGACCTGAAACCGCAAAGCCGCGATCGCCGGATAGCGAAACCACGGTGCCCGATCCCTTGAAGGCCGCTGCGGTCAGATCGACGCCGCAACGCGCATCCCCCAAGGCGGCATCGCAACTCGCCTGAAACGTCCGCCCGAGGGTCTGGCCCAGCACATGGGCAAGCGAGCGCATCTCCGCCACAAAATGTAGCCGTCCGCGCCGGACTTGGCCGATGGCCCCGCGTCGCAGCATGGCACGGCTGGTTGTGTCGGCCCAGTTCACGCGCCAGATTTCCACTATGGCATTGTCCCAGCGGCCGTCGAGAATGTCGGTCTCGGTGATGGTGGCGGAAGTCAGCACGCCTTCGGCTTCCTGCGCATCGACCGACAGATCGGAACCGGAGCGGATTTCCGAGGCGGTGAAACCGGATTCTGGCTCGAACGTGGTGCCATCGAACGTCAAGGGCCGGTCATGATCGGTAAAGCCGAACACCGTTTCGTCATTGCGGGTCAACCGCCAGCACCAGGCCAGCGTGGTCGTGCCGCTATCAAGATGGGTTTGCAGGGATTGGGGGAAGGATTTCATCGGCGGACCTCGATCAGCGGAATGGATGTGATGGACCCGAGGCGCTCGATATCGTGGGTGACGTCGAGCTGGTCGGTGTCGAAACGCACCGGCACATCGAATTCAAAACCGGCAGTGATGTCGATGCCGCTGGCCGGAGCCGTCGTGAACGTCACAAGACCGGTTGAGGTATCAACGGACCAGCCGGAAGCCTGCTCCGCCCCGTCGGTCGCCACCGTAACGGTTCCGGCCACCGGTTTTGTGATGCTGCGGGTCCAAGTTTGCGCGCCGGATGAATAGGCTTTCACCAGCTGGAAGGCCGTGGTCGCCCCGTCTCCCATGCCAATTGCCTGATCGGTTGCAGCAGGCGTGCCGGATGGCAAACACGATTTGTAATCGCCCCAATCCTTCCAGCGAAACCCGTAGAGCCGTCCGCCTCTCGCCTCGAAAAACGCCACCACGGCCGCCAGATCATCGGCGCGACGGATGCCATAGGCCGCGTCATAACGGCGGCGTGAATTAGCCCAGCTGGCATTCCTTTCCTCGTCGCCCGACGCCAGCTCGACAATCTGTGTGCGCAGCTCGGGGCCACCGCGTGCACCACGGCTGATATTGTCGGGAAAGCGGATTTCGTGAAACGCCATTAAGATTTATCCTTGTTCATGCTTCTTATCCAAAAAACCGGTTCCCACTTTTCGGGAAGCCCTCACATGCCCCTCCGGCCCATGGCGACAGCCCGGGCAATGTCGGCCGAGACCTGGGTGCGCGATTGCCGGAAGCTCTCGGCATTGCGGGTCTGGATATTAATGGTGATATTTTGACCGGAGCTTTGCCCGTAGCCTTGAGCTTCGTGCTGGTTCAACACCCGTTCTCCCTTTTGCAAGATGGCGGGCACTTCATCTGGACGCAGTCCTGCCCAGCCACCACCATGCATGCGCGGCGCACCGGTAAAGGCCATCGCGGGCACCATGCGTTGTGGCGCGGCGCTCCCGACCATACCGCCCGCGTGCAGCACCGGCGCAAAAATGCCGCCGAGATTGCCAAGCGCGCCCGACAAGGCATTGGCCAGCGGACCGAGGATGAACTTTCGCGCCGACAGTTTGGCAAGATCGGCGAGCAAGGACGTCACCAGTGAGCGGAAATCCAGCTTGCCGGTTTTGACGAATTCACCGATGGCGTTCTCGGCGCTGTTAAAGGCGCCGACCAGTGCGTTCCTGATGCCTTTTCCGACATTGGCGGCCTTGGTGGCGTAATTCTTGAGGGAATCCGCCGCCATGTCCCAGGCGGTTTTGGCAACCTCGGCCGCCGTGCGCGCTGCGCCCCCGGCACCCGTGACCACCTGTGACAGAGTTTCCGCAGCGGTGGTCGTGCCCGCAAGGCCGCTTTCGCCATCGGCGGCACTCGACGTCATCGCATCGCGGAGCGCCTGCATGGAGGTAAGCGGCGCGATCGCGGCTTTCGCCATTTCGCGGGAGGACGCCACCAGCCCGTCGGCGGCGTTCCTTGCATCCTCTGCCGTGGCCGCCATCTCGTAATAGGCGGACCCCGCCATGATCGCGGCATTGCCAATGGCCAGCATGGCACTGTCCATGCCCGGGATATTGGCGATCCCGCGTGTCATGGCGTGCAGGAAATCCGTCCATGTTTTCTGGATACCCGCCAGCATGGTCAGCCAACCGGCCTTGATCCTTGCCCAGACCGACGAGAGTGCCGCGCCGAGGGATTTGCCGCCTAGCTTGATGCGCTCCCAGACCTCGATGGCCACATTCTTCAGCAGCCGCATGGCCTCACCAAAACCACCGGCCCCTTTGACGAGGCGGCCGAACCAGTAGATCAGTTCTCCGACCCCGATGATCAGCGCGCCGATACCGGTGCGGATCAGGGCACCGCGCAGGGCAATGAGCGAGATCGACACGCCGCGAATGCCCAATGCGGCGCTGGCCAAGGAAATCACCAGCTTGCCACCCAGCACGGCGGCGAAGGTGGCGGCAATGGTGGCGATCTCGCCGATGTGGTTGAACAGGCCCTTGATGGCACGCCCGAGCGGGCCAGTGACCTTGCCGATGGCGGCCATGGCGTTGGCCATTGCCTCGAGTGCCGGAGCCGCTGCCACCGCCAGCTGATTGGCAATCCCGCGCCAGAGCAAACCCATGCGCGACAGGGCATCATTGGTGCGCTGGATCTGGGCGGCATCGCTTTCGGATACCGCCACGCCAAAATCTGCCACGTCCTGCGTGGCCTGGCGCAAGGTAGCGCTGTCGATACGGGTAAAGATCAGACCGGCACGCGACCCAAATATCTGTGAGGCCACAGCCGCTTGCTGGGCCGTGGGAATAAACCTGGCGATCGCGTCCTGAATGGCAGCCATCTTTTCATCGATCGGCAGCTTGGCGAGATCGGCGGCAGAGAGGTGCAACGCATCCAGTGCTTTCACCGCAGGACCGGTCCCCTGCGCCGCCTGGCTCAGACTCTTGGTCATCATGATCGTGGCCTGTTCAACCTCGCCCTGCGAAACTCCGGCCAGATCAGCCGCGCGTGCCAGCACCTGCATACTCGCCGTGGTGGTGCGCAAGGATGCTGCCAGTTTGGCTTGCTCGTCGATGGTTTTCAGGCCCGAGCGCACCATGGCAACACTGGCCGTAACGGCCGCCGCGGCCATGATGCCTGCGGCAATTTTGGCACGCCGTGCAAAGCGTGCGAGGCGCGCATTGGCGATCTCCATCTCGCGCGAAGCTTTTCCGAAACCCTTTTTTCCAGCATCACCGGTGCCTTCAAATTCAGCTTTGACCTGCTTGCCGCCCACGGCTGCAAGGCGCACAGATACGCGTTTCTCAGCCATTATTCTGGTCCATCTGTTCGTTGAGTTTGCGCACCATCACGGCCTCGATTGCAGGAAGGAATTCAGCAGTACCTATGGGGCAGGTTCCAAGGGCTGTAGCCATGGCCAGCGCCGCGCCCATGTCCCAGCCGATCACGCCACCGCTCGGGGCAACGCGCAGTTGGCCCCCAAGGCGCGCAACCAGATCCCAGACCTGCCAGCCCTCATAGCTTTGTGGCTGATTCAGGATTTGCGGGCAGTCTTCGCAGGTTCCGACGCAGGCTTGGCAGTATCCGTCGCCCCCGCCGAAGGCCCATTCGGCAAGGGCGCAGAGACGTTTTTTTCCGCGTCCAGCACCAGACCTTTGGCGACGTATTTGGTCTGGAATGCCTCGAATAGCGGCCAGACATCCAGCAGGGCTGAAATACCCTCGGGAGTAATTTGAATGATATTGCCGTCAGAGTCTCCGACGCCCTCCCAGTCGCGTGTGGCGTTGCGGGCCAGTGCCTTGGCAAACACCAGCGCACTTTCCTCGTCGGTAGTATCCTCGCTCAAAGTGGCCACCGCCGGATCATTGCGCGAGGCCACCATCATGGCCGTGGTCAAAGGTTGCAGATGCAGGCGAACACCGTGGCCAAGATCGAGCCACGCGGGTTCATTTGAAAGATCAAGACGGATCATGTTGTTCCTCAGTAGGTTGCGATGTCGTTGACAAGGGTGATGGTGCACATCTGCTCGGCACTGGCGTCATAGGCCGCCTGCCAGTCAAAGCTGGCCTGCACCCCCTGCGGCCCCTGAATCTCGATGCGGGGGCGCGGCAGATAGACGGCGTGGGCGGTGAAGGTCAGGCTTTCGCCGCTGCCAAGGCTGTAGGCGAATTCCAGTTCGGCAGGCGTGCCGTTCATCGCCTGGGTCATCAGCACCTGATCGGCAAAGCGCACATCCATCTTGCCGGTCAGTGCCGCAATGGACGGATCGGCCCCGTCGATACGCCCGTCCGAGCGGATGGTCTCGATCCGGTCGAGGTTATTGGCATATTGTATGTCGGCGGAAACGATATTGCCGAGGCTGGTGCCGTTGCGTTTGATCGAGCCGTTGAAATGGCCAAACCGTTGCAGGGTCCAACCGGTGGGGCTTCCGGCGGTCGTCGAGGTGGCAATTGCCTCGCCCTGCGCAATCAGTTTTGCGGTGGCGGTCAACAAGCCCGAGCGCTGCATCTGCCATGAGAGCTGATCCAGCACGCAGCCGGAATACATGGCATAGCGCGGCACCTCGGGCATGGCAGTTTCGATCGACAGACTCGGCAAGGTCCAGCTCCCCGACACAAACTCATGCGTATAGGGGCCCGTCCCGGTGGTGAGCGGATCCCCGAACGCGGCTTTCAGCCAGAAGCCAAACGCTTCCGCATCGATCGGAACCGCCACATCGCCGTCCGCCGTTACCGCATCCTTGATCGGGGCTGTTGGATCGCGGACATAGCCCAACAATTCCGAACCCAGAAGTGGTTGCTCCGCCCCCAGCGAGGTGCTGGCGAACGGCATCTGCATGTATCCGCTCAGCGGCGGTGTGCCATAGGATGTTTCGAACGCAGCCGCCATCAGCGACCGCGCCCCTTGTGCGCGTGCCATATTGTGTTTCCTTTGTTACGAAGAGAAAAATCAGCCGATGGAGTTCATTCCACGAGGGTCAGCCCAATGGATCAGCGGTGGTGTAGGTCAGAATGATGGGAACGATGGCCGCTTTCAGCGCTTCGGCTCCTTCGACAGGCAGATCAACCGGCTGCGGCGCTTCGGCCTCGACCCAGTCGCAAAGCCCACCAAGGGTGCGGTCGGTTGCGATTGCTGTGGCCAGTTCTGCCAACAACACATCAAACGCGGCGTCGCGGTCAGCCGGAGTCTTCCCCTGAACGATCACCTCGACCTCGGAGCGATGCTCGAAGTGATATTGTAGCGGCGACAGCGTCACTTCTGGTGTGCCGGGATCACCATCGCGTAGGATCAGCAACCCGCCAGTCGGGAGACGTTCGGGCAGAATCGCGCCGCGCAGTACGGTTGCAGCAGGCACGCTTTGCAGTGCCGCAAGCAGGGCCTGCAGGATGGTTTCTCTGGGTGTGGGCATGGGTTTGTCAGCCAGATGTAGTTACGGTTGTTTCACTTGTTATTGCGCGATTCATGTGCATATAGACAGGTAAGAAAAGGGAGAGACCCGATGGCAAATACCGCAAAAAAACTTGAACAAAACGGCCTCATGGATCGGCTTCCGACCGCCGAGGAAATCGACAGCGCCGCCCATGCCGCCACCGCAATTGCCGTGGCGATGGAGCTGGACGGGGGCCTCAAGGTTTCCGGCGAAAACGGTGATCCGGTCAAGATCGCCCCTGCGGTTGGCGAACTGATCATCGAGTTGCTCGGCCATGTCAGCAACGGCAACATGGTGACGCTGGTTCCAGTGGGCACCATGCTGACCACCCAGCAGGCGGCTGATATGCTGAATGTCTCGCGGCCCTATCTGACCGGACTTCTGAAGAAAGGCGAGATCGCCTTCGAGGAAGTCGGAAAACACCGGCGTGTCCCTCTGAAAGCCCTGATGGAATACAAGGAAAACAAGGCGCGCCGACAGGAAGAAACCCTGCGTGAACTGTCCCGGCTTGGTCAGGAATATGATCGGGCATGAGTTTTGTTGCCAATCCGTTTGTTGTCATTCTTGATGCCAATGTCCTCTACCCATTCCGGACGCGCGATGTGCTGTTCAGCTTTGCACAGGCGGGCCTGTTCAGGGCGCGGTTCACCGATGAAATC